TAAATCTGATAATGTATCCATTCTCTCCTCACATTCGGCCTCAGTAACCAAACACCAATCACTTAAATTTTCCAAAGAGTCTGTGTTTTCAGTACCTTTAACGAGATCTCCCATGATGGCAACGAGTTCTGGCGCACGTAGGACACAGAAAATGCAGCTCTCTCAATAATAGCTGTTGCAGAGAACGTATAGCTTCTTCTGAAGCAACAACAACAACTCTTAATCTAGCCTCACAATTATAACAAAGTGTGTCAACTCTATACGATTGCTCCTCCTCCGGTTCTTCATTTGGTGACAATGATTCGTTGCTTAATAAATTTGCAGGTAGCACTAAAGAGCTTAAAACTATATCTGGAATAGTAGGAACGTCACCCCTCATTATATTTACAATTTCTACACTCTCCTCTCCAGTAACAACGCACCAAATGAAAGTATTGCTTCTTATAACAATGCTCTAGTTTTTCAATCAAATCCAGCTTACACAAACAGTGCAAACAACGAATCACAATTTCATCTAAAGGCTTATGCAAAAAATCTACAAGCATATCACTACGAATATTACATTGATAAAATCTCTCTCTTTCATAGGAAGCCGTTAACCTTATACAACTTGTACAAGCAGCAAAACATACATTTCCTCTCCATACAAGAGCCAGTTGTTTATGATGAAAAGAAGCAAGCTGAATACAATCAATATAATGGTTGCAGAATATACATCTAAGTTGTAAATCAAAAAAAGATATCCCATAGTGTTTGCAATAGTCCTCCAACTTTACAGGCAAAGGTTCCATCGAAATGATCGTGCTTTTTACCCCAAAATATATATATACCTCTCCCGGTTATGGAATTCAATATTACTCTTGTTGTTGCCAACAATCATGTTATAAGCACAAGTTGTACCGAAGGCGTTACAAAGGCAGACAGCCAGTAACGAAAACGGTGCTGCCAAAGATTGTATCTGATCTTTGGCCTAGACTTGCACTGTATAGTTGCCAGTAACCGTTTTCGGTTACAAATATGCCCTTTGGCGCCAAAAACTTACCACTTTCGGTCGTGTTGTCAACTGTCGTCTTTTTCAAACTTTAGTGACCAAACGTTTGGGGGTGTCTGTTTTAAAGACTTCAGATAATTAGCGGGCGGTGTTGAGAATGCACCCCCATGAGTCAAGAAACAAACAGGGGAACATTGCATTATAATGATTTATTTAGATCATTCCATACAGACATTACATTGAAATGTTGTTTGACAATCCAGTAAACAATATTACAACTATTTTGTTCGTTTACGTTTCACAGTACGTCTAGTATTCACAGTATAATCTGAATGCATACGTTTCTTACCATTAAGAAGTCCTACCTGATACAAAAATTTTCTGCCTAACGTATGCTGACTTAAATCAGAAGAAAATTTCTCTTTTAAATCTACTTTCCAAAAATTTAAGTCAGCATACGGATCTTGAATATCATCTGTGGGTTGTTCTGGAGGACATTTAGTAGCAGCTGATTTTAGGTATCTATAAGCATCTTCAATACCTTGTGGAATTGGTGGTACAAAACCAAGCTGCCATTCTTCAAGTACTCTGGGATTCATAACATGAATATGAGCTAATACATCAGGATCTAAAGTAACAGTGCACAGTTGAAATATTAACTCAATTTCATATTCTTCTACATGGCGAGAATACTGTTTAAAATCTCCAGCCTTGTACTGATAATCATTGTTTAACGTTCCATCCTCTTTATATACTGACAATGTAAAGTTTGTCCCTCTAGTATTATCAAATACAGTAACAAATAAATTATTACCCCAACAAATGCCATTATTGTTACCCTGGGCCCGTCGTAGCCAATAAGGTTTATTAAATAATTGATTATCACTGCTAGCTAAAGAACCACTAGGCGAACAAAAGTAAGTAAAAGATGCTATATCCTTCTGTGGCCCTTCATTATTTGATGGATGTAAAAAGTAATCGGAGTTTTCATCAGGTATGGCATCACCAATAGTACCAGCACGAGCCCACAAATGTCTGGAAAACATTTGTTCTCGTTTTGCCCAGAAAAAAATAGAATCACCATAGATTTCATTTGTCATTTTTATGAAATCTGGCCAAATACTAAATGTATTTACAATATCTAATGGGACACCAGCTTTATCTTGTTGTAAATTTTTAAAATTTGCTGCTCCAAAGCCAATATCTCCCATGTCTCCATCTTGAATTATATTATTTACCAACTCTATAGGTGGACAATCTCCTTTTTGGGGATTTTTACATGGTTTAGCTGTATCCCAATATTCTCCAGTAGCAGGAGCACAGCCAATAATAAATAGCTGTGTTTGCTTAGGATCAATGGATACATTCATACGCTGGTCATTACCATTAGGTACAGGATAGACACTAGGGTTTTCTGTATCAATAGTTTTATTAAAATAGGGGTGGCCTGTTGTTCCTATTCCTAAAGGACCACCTCGTTTTATTTCAATACCAACCAGTCTCCAAACAAGTCGTTGTCTTTCAGGGTTATACAACTTTTTGTCTATTAAAGCAAACTTATTAGGATCTGGTAACTCACATTTGAATACCCTGTACTGATTAGCTGATACTTTAGGAACTGTTATAGGCTGGTTTGGATTCTCCTTCACATCAAAGTAGGGATTACCTACAATTAACAGACGATCACTACTTGCATGAAAATAGACATCAGTTCCTGCTACATATTCGTCTGTTCTCAGTACCCGTGCCACAGGCTTAGGTGGAGGTAGATATAATGGACCAGACGTTGGCAGCCATAATGCAGACATCTGTAAAATATTAAAAATTGTCTAAACGTCGTCGCTTTTTAGGAATCAAAGACGGATGCAAATTATAATCAACACCAATTTCTAAAGTGAATGCGGGTGGGAAGGTAGTATCACTAGGCCAAACTATAGGAGTGATTGGAATATTGTTTGGTAATACTATAGAAATATCTGTGTTTCCTATGTTTGGATAATTTACTAGGTAGCCATTTCCTATATCTGGGACAAATACCTTTAAGGCTGCACCAGGTGGTAAGGTTGGTATTAAAAGTGTTTCATTTTCTTCATCAGTAGTCTGCAAAACTAAATGTGCATCACTGAAGCCCTCAATAAAGTGATCCTCTAAATCAGCTTCTGTAAAGTCTGTGTTATTTGCATTAGGTATATCAATAAATGTTGACTGTAGTAAATCATCTACTATAGTAGATGAATGTGTTTGTTCACCTAGGCGAGTTAATTCAATACTTTCTGCAGCTGTTATGTCACTTATATCATAAAAATAATGAACCGGCTGTCCAATAATAGTTCCACTTCTGGTTGATATTGTACCAGTTCTTCCAAGTCTGCTAACCCTGATAGTTCCTTCATCAGTGAGACCATAATGTGGCCTACCTAATCTGATGACATCAGCAAAATCTGAATCAGGCGCTGCAGCTACAGTTGCCAAGTCCCGCTCAAATTCAATTGAAACTTCTGGGTCAAAGGCGGGATTTTCAATTTGAAATTCAACGAGGCGGGAAGGTTGAGTGATGAAGTCAGAGGAACTGACAGGTACCTGTCTGACAAATCGATTGTATAATTCTTTTGCTCTATTTATAGCTGTATCCAATCGTTGACTAGGAGTACTAGTCTGGGGAGGTTCTTCAATTTCAAATGTGCTGACATCTAGTCTTTCTAAAGGTATGTCCTCTAAACCACCACCTACTACGTCACCTGAAAATGAATGCTCCACGAATACATTAATATCTGTAGTTGTTGAAGGGTCTGCAGTAAAAACAGTTAACTCATGTAAAGGTGGTGCTCCTGGATCATAAAATACCTGTTGTGCATTTTGAACTGTGGCATTAACATCTAAAATAGCAACGCTGCCATCTTCAGATGCAGTTAGAGTAGGAGCTACAGTAGGACCCTGTCCAGAACTATTTCCAGTTGTAGTGTTAATGGTATATAACTCTATTTCCTCTACTCCTGTTCCAGGTCCAGCATCTGGAGCAACAAAACCTACATCTAAGGTACCCTCCTGAAGTGGAACAATAGAAGATGTTGTAGGATCTACTGGTATTATGTCAGTTGGGCCTAATGCATCTATAGTAAGTGATGGACGAGCAGGTGTTAGGGTTGTAGTGTCAGTTACTGTTCCTCTACCTCCCAATGGTCTATATCCCAGTGATCCCCCAGAACCCCTACCAGATCCTATCCCAAGGCCACCAAAATAAACTAAACTACCAAAGATTTTTAACAGATAATCTGCAAGAGTGGTATGTTCATATTTATTTTTTACATCAGTTATACAATCTCCTCCTTGAGCACAATGCCTATATAAATCTTCATCAGATGCGCGTTTGCGCCTTATAAGTGACATTTTAGAAACAATCTAATGTACCAAAGCAATGCGTAGTATTTTTAGGTAATGTTACATGTTTTAAAAAGGTATCCCTATCTCTATCATTATAAAATGCAATTAGAATTCTAGCATTATTGTCATCCCCTACCCAGTGAAAAGCTGTTGTGGCGCTTACAAACAGATGGGCATATCTTTGAAAGCATCTATATCTAAAGCATTTTAATGTATTGGCAGGACCTTGTAAGCAAATTAATGAGGGATCCCGAGCCTCCTGTAGCAGTCGTCCAAGTCTCGTAAGACCTTTTCCCTCAACCGTTCGAGATCTAGAGCCCACTTCTTCAGCAGAGGGAGGAGTATCGATATTTCCTCGTCCTCCTCTGGTTGCTCTGGGGGTATGTTCTCCTTGTTGCCCCCTTCCTCCGCGCCGTAGTCGAAATCCAGGTTTGGTCGAGGTGGGCGATTGCCTACTGGTGTCTTCGTCGGTTTCCCGTTTACGCTTTCTAGGTGTTTTCGGAGAGGGTGAGGCGTTCTTGGAGGATCCAGAGACCTCCCCTGGAGGCTCGGGAACGACCCTGGTGCTGGAACTGGTAATAGAGGCAAAAACAGTTTCATTTTTATACTGTATAGTCCAATTTCCTGTTTGTCCATATCTTTCTGCATCAGAAAGAAATAAAGTGAAATATACTGCATCTCCTGTGTGTTCTTTAAAATACAAACCATTGCTATCCACTAGTCCAGCTGTTTTATGCCATGTGGAATTGTCGTCTTGATAATAGATACTGTCCCAACATGTGTATGGAAATCTATTATCAGGATCATTGTCAAAGAATACTGTCACTGTAAATGCTCCTTTTTTAAAACAGTTTTTGGGAGCTGTATTTATTGCTTCTGCACTGCATTGTGCCAATGTCCATTGTTCAGATGCATAAGCAGAGTCCATTAAACTGCTTATTAATAATTTCATTTTTATTGCTTCCTTTGCTTTATATTCTAACACTGTTAATACAGGTAATGGTTGCATGCCCAATCTGTTATAGCCTTCTTGTCTAGCATAATACCCTATAATATTTTCTTTCCTTACAGAGTTCCAATAATCAAAATGGTCCTTTAATTGTTTTGAGTCTTTTTCAATTAGAGTCAATTGAACTTCTTGCTCTGCAGCAAAACGCTGTGCCAGGCTCTCCCGGGTCTCCACTGTTACTGCACTCATCTTCCGACAGTTCTAAGTGTCTTGCAAACTTTCTAAAAAACATGGCCCATGAATCATTGGTTATATTGTAAATGGGATTACCAACATCATCTAAGGGCATTTTATTTCCAAATTCAAAACATGTTAACCTACTGTATAAATACATCAGGCTAGGCTCTTTTGGCACATCCACATTAGTTGTAATAAACATTGGAGGTAACTTTATTTGCTGCAATGCTTTATGCTTTACATCTACAGACACATAATTACCATCAAATGCATTTCTCATATTTGAATCTAAAAACGTCCAACAACAATGTGTAGCATCATCTAGAAATCCTACTTTACCTTCTACTAAAGGCATTAACCAAAAATGACTAGATCTGTTCATAAATGACACAACTTTGCCTTGCAGAAACTTAATTAATTTAAAACAAAACCATGATTTTCCTGTATCCGGTGGTCCATATATTACAATACATGTTTTTTTCGGTATTCCTTTAAAAAACAACTTTAATGCTATCAAAAATGATAGAATGTTTATATTTTGGAATTTTAAAAATTGTGTTATTACTTTCCAATCATCTCCCTCTTTGACATTACCACAGCATTTAAAAATCCATTCAGACATTGTCATATTTTTTAACTCTTGTCTTTTATACATTTTAACCATTTGCAAACAATCCTTTACATATTTAACTTGCTGGTTACTTTGTAAAAAGGCTGCTGCATTGGTATCTTGTTCTGCATGCAAAGCATAATAATATGCTATAGACGGCTCATCATTGTAATCATTATCGTATGCCCATTGAACCATTTCTGACAGTTTAAATGATTCTGCTGTGGCTGTTTGATGATTTACTAAGGTTTGTGCAGCTATCCATTGAGGATATGACCCATATTTAAATCCCACATTAGCTATTTGCTTTTTCACAAAGTATAACGCAGCTGGTGTACTTCTAATTCTAGGAGGTTCACAAAGCAATTGCATTTCGCTAATATTTAACATAGACGTAAACAATTTAATAACTGTATCGCGATTTTTTGTGCTTTTAAATTCTAACACATACAATGCTGAAAAATCTGTTGGTACTATTTGTATATATTCACAATGTTGTTGCAAAATAATCTTTGAAGCTTCTATCAGTTCCTCTGCTATTGCAAAAATAGCTACTATCCAATTATTAGTACATGTTTTATCTGATTTAAAATTTCTTGTTAATTCATTAAAGGATACACTATATTTGTCTTTAAATTTACTTAACAGAGTGGCTTTTCTGTTATTACTATGCAATATACAATATTCTTCGGTTGCTACAGTAGCTTTTGCTACAGAGTCTACCTGTGTAAAAGAATTTGAAGTCTCATCGTCAGCTTCTATTCCACTGTCCCCAAATAATCGTCTTTTTGTAACTCTTTGAGGAGAAATGTGAACAGCTTGCAACCTCGGACTCAAATCTCCAAGCGAGCGATCCGGGCTTGCAATGAACTTTCGTTTTAGATCTAATACTGTTTTGTCACATTCCTCTGCTGTTTGAGTGTTGAACAGTGCCAGGGAATTTCCCTGGATTACAGGTTCCAAGTCATCAATTAAATTAGAAATGTTAGAGTCATTAGTATCTGTTTCAAATAAATCTGATAATGTATCCATTCTCTCCTCACATTCGGCCTCAGTAACCAAACACCAATCACTTAAATTTTCCAAAGAGTCTGTGTTTTCAGTACCTTTAACGAGATCTCCCATGATGGCAACGAGT